GGCGGTATCTGTGCAGGAGCCTGTGGCGTGGTACGACTCTGAATCAGGGGTTACCGATTTTCACAGTTTCAAGCCCGTAAGAAAACCAAACAGCCCAACCGCCGAATGGTTGCCCCTCTACACCACCCCACCCGCAGCACAGCGCACATGGGTTGGGCTGACGGATGAAGAGCGTATGGACATTTTGCTGAACTTGAATTGGGACAAGAAACTTTCTCATATGGACACAGCATTAGCCATCGAAGCCAAACTCAAGGAGAAGAACACATGAGAGACACGATAGACATGGCCCGTGAAGACATTTCCCGCATGGCCCGTGAGGCTGGCTTTGTAGGCTTTGATGGAGAAAACGGATCACTTCGCCGCTTCGCCGCCCTTGTCCGTGCTGATGAGCGCAACAGGACATGGACGCAAGAGCATTGGACTGAGTACGAGCGCAGCATTGCAGCCCAAGAAAGAGAGGCGTGTGCAAAGGTGTGTGAAACAAAACTCGGCCCAACGGCGACAGATTTCTACGGCAAAACTTACGCCGCCGCCATCCGAGCAAGGGGGAACACATGACAACAACCAACACAGGCTCTCACGTCATCAAAGCGCTGAAGGCGTTCGCTGAGTTCGGTCGCTTGACCGCGCAGGAGTTTGCCGACTACGCCGACATCGGACGCTACGATGCCCATGCTGTACTCAACCGCATGAACAAACGCACCAAGGCTGGCGAGAAGCGCATCTACGTTGCTGACTGGACCCACGCACACGACGATGCAAGGCGCTACCCACGGGCGGTGTTCATGATGGGTGACAAGCCCGACAAGCCAAGGCCCAAGCCGGACATCCGAGCAAACCGACAGCGCAGTGAGCACAAGTCACTCAAAGCAATCCGCATGACCAGCGTGTTCAACATGGCGCTGCCACGCGACAAAGTTAGAGAAATAAGGAGATCACTATGAAATGCAAATGCCATCCCGACTCGCCGTTCCATTGGGCGCACAACCCACGGCCAAGCATCTTTTTGCAAGACCCTATATTCAGGGCCAAGGGCGCGATGGTCAGCACCGACTACCGAGCCTTTGGTATTTACAGCCGGGCCAAGCCCAGCGTCAAGCCGTTCCTGAATAAGCACGAGGTGCCCAAGGGACGGCTGTGACGCTTACTCTTGCGGCGCGGCCCCAATTTCACTGGCAGCCGCAGGTATTAAAAATACTTGCGTGAACGCTGCGCGGGTTGGATCATCCATCAGTTTCATCATAGCGGCTGTTGTTTCGTTGACGCGGTTCTTTGGAATTGCAAGGGTCATAAACTTAGCCATTGCTGCGGGGTCCAACAACATCTCGGCCATTTGTTCGTTAAACGCCTTGGCGTTACCGCGCTGCAAGTATCCAAACGCTGCTTTACCGAGCGTCACGTACCTGTTCAAAAAGTCAGGTGATGCGCGGGCGGCGTCTGGCAGACCTGTTTCGACACCGCGCACCATACGCGCCAACTCATCAGCCTTGGTTGTTCGGTTGAGGTCAGCCAACACGTTGTTGACCGTGCCAACTTCTTTGGGTGTCAACACATCAGACAGCTTATCAAACCGGGGTATGCCAGTTGATTTTTTGATCGTGCCTGCTGCGTTCTCAACAGCAGTCGCAAACGCGCCAGCACGCTCTTTGTCCAACGGCGTTTGCAGCTTTTTAGACAAGTAGTCGCCAACTTCCATGCGGTCAAGTTTTTTGCTGTACGCAGCAAACGAATTGAGGTACTTAGACCAAAGCCCGTCAGAGGACTTGTTGAGCGAAGCGTCAACCAACTTCTTGGCGTTGCTGAGAGCGCTGGCCGCTTGCTGAGGTATGCCGCCTGATGCGTACTGGTCACCCAAACCAAGCAATTTTGCAATATCTTGGTTTGAAATCTTGCGCACGTTTTCGTACAGGTCACGGCTGCCAATGATGCCGTTTTCATCTGTCTTGGACAGCACTCGGTCGCGCACCGCTTGCAGCACAGCCCGGCTCTGGTCAGACACGGTGCCTTTGATCGCCTTGTCAAGCTGGCGCGTGATGTCCGTGGCAAGCAACGGAAATACACCGTTCTGCTCCAAACTGTCAATCTGCGCCTTTTTTAAGTTGTTTGCTGCGTCTTTTGATGTTGCGCGTAGTTCTTCAGTAGTGAGTTTGAACCCGGCAGACGTTTGCTGCAACGGAGGTAGGTTTTCTTTGACTTGTTGGATCAAGCGGTTGACAGTCTGGTTGGCTTGCCGGTCAATATTTCCCAGCGTAGTCCCTGCGATCTCGTTCAAGTCCAACGCTGTCTCGCGCATTGGCCCAGTGACTTCACCTCGCTTTGTAGCTACGGCTGCTCGTTGCGCTTCAGTACCAGCGATACCCTCAAGAGCGCGAACTCGCGCTGCCTGGCGCTCTGCGGTGCGTTCAGCAAACTTCCCCGCAACGCCGGGTTGCGAGGCCAACTTGCGCTGCGCTGCGGCCAGCTCCACCGCTGAAGGGATGTCCGATATTGCGTCGGCTGCGGTAGGGCGTGAGCCTGTGACAAGCTCTTTGGCGTTGCGCAGTTCTTCAATGACGCGGTTACGGTCAGGCCCAGCCAGCGTGTTGAGCTGCTCACGCAGCACATCTTGCCTGCCTTGTGGGCTAAGTCCTCTAAACAGCCCCGCAAAAGATGACAGCGCATTAACGCCGCCTTCAAGAATAGGGCCAAGCACCGCACCCAGCGCCATCTGCTCTAGTTTCTTTTCACCAAACTGCTCCACCGGCGCGTTTACCGGCGCTAAAGCACCCAGCGCAGCACCAGTGCCAGCCGAACGTGTGGCAGCAGCAGCGAGACCAGGCGCTTGCAACGCCTGCGCCCCGCCTACCAGACGGTTAACCGGGCTGATGACGTTGCCGACTAGTTGGAATGGGTCAAAGCCTTCGCTACCCACACGGGCGCGGCCTTGCTGTGTTGCTGACTCAACGTCACGGACAAGCTGCGTTGCGCCTTGCTTTACATCCTGCCCAAACAGGCCCGAACTGGCGAGCAACTGATTGACCGCCAGCGCAGGGTCTACCACCGCGCCCTTGACTGTGCGGGCGATAGGACTGCCAACACCAAACATGCGCTCCATCGTGCTGGGCTGTTCCGGCGCAGGCGCGGGCTGCGGTGCTGGCGCAGGAAAACGCGCAGCCAAACGCGCTGTTTCGGCGTTTGCTTCTGACGCAACAGGCACCCCAAGCCGAGCGTAAAAAGTGTCTTTGGGGATGTCTGCATAAAACTTAGAATGGAACGCATCGGCAAGTTGCGTATCCGTCATGTCGGAATACTGAGGATACTGACGGCGAATTTCTGCGATTGTTGCCATGCTAGGCTCCATTTAAATTAGCGAATTCCCAGCGGGTCTGCCATGTCTTTTCGTGGTGCAGCAGCAGCGCCTTTAAGATAGCGGCGCGACAAGTTGTCCAAAATAGCCTCGTTAGCTTCTTTGCTCATGCCTTCGCTGCCCAGAGAGTCCAGATAGGTTTTCAATTCTACGTTGGAGTTTAGCTGTTGAGCGCTCATGCCGGTGGCTTCCTTAACTGCATTGAGCAGTTGCAAACGGATGCTCTTGAGTTCATCGCGCTTTGCCTGTTCTTTGGTACCGACTGCGCGGCCAACAGCTTGACCAACAGTGCCTGTTTGCGCCGATGTAATCAAGTTGGCAAGCGGGCCTTTTGAGGTGCTCGTGATACCGCCCATTTTTGCCAAGTCGGCGATAAGCGTTTTTGCGGTCGATATGGTATCACCCAGCGCAAGCTGGCCCTCTTCGACTTGCGCAGCCTTTTCTTGCGCCTTAATCACTGCGGGGCTTGGGCCTTTGAGCGACGCCGTTAACTGCGCCAATTCCTGCCTATTTTGCGCCATGATCTGCGCAATCTGCAACCTATTTGCGCCTGCTTCTTTTGCGGCTTCGAGTCTGGCATCAGCGGCAATTTTAGCGGCCTCAATCCTGGCGTCTGCGGCTTCCTTAGCTTGACGTTCTCTAGATGCGCGGTCTTCTGCGCGTGTAGCGGCAGAAGTCAACGCAGTCAAAACTTTATCTGGATCGCCGTACTGCACCAATACGCCGCGAATCTGTTCTTCGGTAGCGTTAGGGCCAAGTCTAGACAATTCACCGCGCAGTTTGTTTTCTTGATCAATCGACAGTTGAGTCTTGGCAGCAGTCGCGAGCGACGATTGTTGCGCAGCCTGCGACGCTTGTTGCGCAGCCGTGCGTTGCGCGATCAAAGCGCCGCTTTCTTGCAACTTACGATACTCGTTTTGCAGCATCATCGCGCCTTCAGCGTCGCCTGCTTGCGACAGCGCAGAGATGGCCTGCTGGATCGAGGCTGGATCACCGGGGTTGAGTTGACGTGCGATCTGCTGACGCATCGAGATGCGCTGCAACTCAGGGTCTTGGCCACCCAAAGCACCGCCGATAGCACCGCCCAGCATGTTGGCCCCACGGCCAATGGCGAAGTTCGCCTGCTGGAAGGGTGTCAGTTGCGCGAATTGCAGCGCTTGGCGGTCGGCCGTTGCCTGCTGGTTCTGCTGGTACATCTCCGGCGTAACGCCGAACAAGGATTGGACGATTTCTGCCATGTCTTACTCCTTAGATGAACGCGCCAATGTCTTGGTTGCCGTAGGCCAGGCCCGTGCCAAAGCCAGAGCTACCAAGACCGGTTTGAGAAAACGCAGCTTGAGCACCGCTGCCCGACACGTTTCGCAAGGCTGGGTTCATACTGGCTTGCGTCAGCGCTGTGGCAAACGGGTTGTAGGCGTTGGCCGCAAACTGGCTCTGCGCCGCGCCCATACCGCCTTGGAACAGCGCGTTTGCGCCTGTAGGGTTGGCCACACGGCCACCCAAAGCCGAACCCAGTTCCAGCGGCTGCTGGCCCAAAGATTCCAAACCAGTTGCGCCTTGCAGGTACGCTTGATACGGACCCAGAGCCGCAGTCTGACCACCGTAGCCTTGTGTGAGCAGGTTGCCACCAGTGCCGAACAGACCGGCACCGAATGACGCGCGTTGCTGCTCCAGCCCTTGCTGACGGCCAAGCAAATCCGCACCAAAGCCGTAGCGGCCCTGCTCCAACGCCTGTTGCTGCGCTGTAAACGCCGAGCCGAGGCCAAGGCGCTGCGCCTCTTGCGCTTGCTGTTGGCCGAGCAGACCAGCACCAAAACCGATCTGACCTTGGCCCAGTGCCTGACCTTGACCCAGCAGACCGGCGCCGAACGCTGTTTGCTGTTGCCCGGCTTGTTGGGCTTGCGCGGCCAAACCCGCATCTTGTTGGGCCAGAGCGTTGTAATACGCCTCCAGCTCAGGGCTGGCAGCACCAAGCCCCGCCGCACCGCTTGGGCGCTCTCCTGTGGCCCCGACGGACAGCCCGCCACGGCCAGTCTGGAACAACTGATTCTGGAGCTGCGCAAACTGACGCTCACGGCTTGGAGCCAAGAGGTTCTGCTGCGCGGCCATGTACTGCTGCGCGGCTTCTTGCGGTGACTGCGCCACATACTGTTGGCCAAGAGATGTAAGCGCCTGCGCGCCTGCTGATGGGGCAAACTGTTGACGGGCGATGTCAAGCAACTGCTGATCTTGCCCTTGGCCGAGCAATCGCTGGCCGATCTGACCAACGCCGAAGTCGGGTTGAGCACCCAGGTACTGGTTTGCGATGCCGCCTAGGCGCTGGTCTGCGGGTTGGTTAATGTACTGCTGACCAAGGCCAAACAGACCCTGCGCCGCGCCTTGCAGGGGTGCAAACTGCTGCTGCGCCATCTCGGCTTGCGTCAGACCACCGCCTGCCAGACCCAAGAAGCGGTCTTGCATTGCTTGGAACTCAGGGTTCAGCTCGTAGCTGGCACCCGACACGCGGCCATCAGGCCCAGTCGTAAACTGTGACTGACCAAAGCGTGTCGTGATGCCGACCGGACGGAAGCGGGCTTCTTCAGCCGCTAGTTGAGCTGCGCGGGTTTGGGCGTCGGCCTGTGTTTGCGCGGCCCTGCGGGCTGATCTGCCGCCGAGCAAACCGCCTAAAATTGCACCGCCTGCTGCGATAAATGGCATATCAAACTCCAATCAAAACGTCGTCCACCTTTGACGGGTCTTTTTCGTCGGTGGCGTGAATACAAAACCAAACGCAATCCGTGATCGCCTTGACGCCGTGCGTCAAACCAGCCTTGATCTCAATGCAGGCTGGCGCTTCAACAATGTCAATCTCTGTGCCGCGCAGCACCGCCACCTTGCCAGCGGCCAGGATCGACAGATGACTAAACTCATGCGTGTGCTTCAGAATGGCTTCGCCTGCGGGGATAACCGCTTGCTTGGCGTACAGACCATCGCTGAAGTGATGTGTGATCATGCTGTCCGTTTCCACATCGCCACAGTGATGTACGGCTGGAGGTTGGCGTTTGTGCCACTGGAGCCTGTGGTGTTGACCGTAGTGGAGGTTGATGTGCTAACCGAACCAGAAGGTGTTCCAGCAGAGACGCTTGATGTAGAAATAGATGTAGGGGATTCAAGCACATTTCCAAATGAAGTCCCAGAACCTCCACCGCTAGTAGGACCGCCCACCGTATGTGCGTGATCAGCTAGTGGAGAACCTGTAAATGAAGAACTAGACGATGATGTGGCAGTATGGCTATGGGACACAACAATAGCGTCCTTGCTACCACCAGTCTCTTCCAATGCGTCGAACAACGCATCGCTGCCGTCCAACCCAACCATGACTCGGCCCGCACCAAAAGCTACCCAAGTACCAAAGCCCAGCAGCGTTGCCGGGTTGGTCGTTACGCCTGCGTTGATGTATATGGAGCCCACGGGGTGCAGTGCTTGCAGCGCAGCTTGAACAAATGCAGTTGTAGCTAATTGAGTGGTGTTAGTACCCGAAGAAGCCGTAGGCGCTGCTGGTGTACCTGTGAACGTAGGTGAAGCCGACAGCACTGTGCTGCCCGTACCCGTGGATGTTGTAACCCCTGTACCGCCTCTGGCAACAGGCAATGTGCCCGTCGTTCCGCCATCAATAGGCAGGCCTGTGACGTTGGTCATCACACCGCTGGCCGGTGTACCCAGTGCAGGAGTAACTAAGGTGGGGCTATTCGACAAGACGTTACTACCGGAGCCCGTAGAAGAAGTAACCCCAGTGCCGCCGTTTGCCACAGGCAAAGTGCCTGTTACACCAGTGGACAATGGCAGGCCCGTTACGTTGGTCATCACGCCGCTTGAAGGCGTGCCAAGCGCAGGTGTTACCAATGTCGGCGAGTTGAGGTCAGCCTTAGTCGCCACGGCAACAGCGATGTTGTTGAACTCCGTGTTGATCTCGGTACCCTTGACGATCTTCAGCGGATCACCAGACGGCAGCGCGTCTTTGGTGGCGAAATTAGTACTTTGAACGTAATTGGACAAAATGATCTCCTATTGCTTACGACATCTTGCCGTCTTTAGACTGAATCTCAATCCGCTGAATCGACAGCGGGGCGCCGCTGATGTTGGACTCGTATCCGGTTTGCACGATTTTACCGCTGCCAGAGGCTTGCACGCTTAAAGTTTGCAAGGCCACGCCATCAGAATACTCAGCAATGCCGTACTCGCCGATGCCGTACTCTGACACGCCTTGCGTTGGAATCAGCGCGTTGGCCGACAAATAATTGGTGCTGAAGTCAAAGCCCCACTTCATCGTCACAAACTGGTTTGTGCCGCCGATCACCACGATCTTGAGCCGCTTGAGCAGCGACGTGACGTTGGCGTTACCCAAGTCAGCGTGGTTGGTGTAATACTGCATCCGGTAGGCCGTGGTGTGGTCTTGGTAGGTGCTGTACTTGCCGATGTAGCCGTTCTTGCCGATCAGCACATCACCGTTGCGCCGCGACAACAACGCCGTTGGCTCAATCGAGTTCCAGACCGTGACGCGAAACGAGCCGTCTTGCAACTGCACGCGGGTGTCAAAGCAATACACTTCTTTGACCGAAGGCAGCGTCATCAGATAGAACGCCTCGGCCTCGGAATAAACGGTCTTGATGTTGGCCAGCGTCTCGCCAGCCACAATCGACATAAAGTCGCTGCGGATGTTCTTGGACAGGTCGCCCAGCGGGGCTGACTTTTCGACAATCGTCCTGGCAAACGACCGGATGCCCGAATTGGACAAGAACAAGATGTCCTTGCCTGTGCTCTGGATGGAGTCGCGGGCGATGCAACCAATGCCACCCACCGTATCGCTCAGGCTCATCGTGGCGGGCGTCGTAGCGTTGGCGTACACCAGAATTTGGCGCTTGCCGAAGATGATCAGAAAGCCGTTGTGGGCCGCCAGACCAGTAATCTCATCTGCCCCATTGGGCCATACACGGTCGATGTTCAGCGTGCCTGCTGTGCCAGTGCTCCAGATGTGGCCAGACAGCAAGTCAGAGAACGACACCGTTACGTTGTCAGTGGCAGTATCGGCAACCCACAGCCGACCAAAGGCCGACAGCACGATGTTGCCCGAAGGCACAGTCCCAACATAACCTGACTTCTCGCTGACGCGGCGGTAGGTCGTGGTGCTGATGGTCGGATCGAAAATCAGTGGGTCGTGGCCCGTCTGGAAGAAGTAAGTGATGCCGTTGAGCGAAGCGCACGACCAGTTACTGGCCGTGATCGTCGGCGCTGTACCCCCACCCCCGTAGGTCAGTTCAGACACGGCGTTGGAGCCGTCCAGCTTGAACAGCTTGTTGTTGCCCGCAAACAGAATCGTCAGCGTGCCGTCAGCCTGCACCAGCTCATGGATGACGCCCACGTTGTTGGCCCCAAGGGCGCCAGACGACGAGTTGACCCGTGCCCAACCCTTGCGTGCGCCGATGCGACCGTACTGGTCGATGATGCAGTTTGTCGCAACCAAAGCA